TCGACTATGGCTTTGCAATCATTGACACCGTGTATGAGGATTCCGAGGAAAAACCTCATATCATCAATATGTATACTGATGATGCTGTTTGGGTATTGACCCGCAGACCTCACAGCACCGATTACGATGCCGAGGAACACCGTAATAAGATGGGCAGACCCTTAATGGAGCCGATGGCATGGAACGCAACCAATGCCAAGCCTTTCGGACGGTCAAGGCTTAAGTTCTCCGAAAGAGAACTGATGAAGTCTTATGTCAGAACAATCTGCAATGCAACCATCGGACTTGAATTTGCGACATCGCCGCAGAAGTATTTGCTCGGTGTTACTGATGAACAGTACGATATGCTGATTGATCAGAAGTTCAAACAGTATGTCGGTTCAATCCTGGCGGCAACGCAGAACCCCGAAACAGGGCAGAATCCACAGTTCGGACAGCTTGCACAAGGTTCTATCGAACCCCACGTTAAGATGATGCGGATCATCGCAACACAGTTTGCGGCGAACACAGGATTAAGCACTGTAGACATCGGAATCATAAACGATGCTAATCCCTCATCGAGTGATGCAATACTTGCACAGACACAGACCCTTGTAACCATGGCAGAACAGCTTAATTCGGTCAATAAGGATAGTTTAGTAACCATAGCAAGAATGGCTCTCGCAATGGAGAAAAACGTCACCTTGGACGAATTAGAGGATGCAGACCTTGCTGTTATACCTCACTTTAAGAATCCGGCAATGCCGAGCGTATCAGTAACCGCAGATGCGGCTATAAAGATATCATCCGCAAGGCAAGGATTTTCCGATACGGATGTATTCCTTGAAATGATAGGCTTCTCACAGGCTGACATCCGCAGAATCAAAGCACAAGAGCAGAGAGCAAGGGGGCAGATGGTGTTAGAGGAAACCTTAAATGGAGATAACGCTTAATGAATGGGTCAAATATCGTGATTTGCTTGCCAAGTTAAGCCAAACCGCCGCAGATGAGTTCAGAGATGCGATTTGGAGCGAAAATGGCAGATGGCACGGTGTCGGACTCGGAAACATTCCCCGAAATGAAGTCATAGAATACGCTTACGCACTTGTTACGAAGTACGGAGAGGGGACAGCATCCCTTGCGGCTGATATGTACGATGCAATGGCACTCTTAAGCAATGCGAATGTTCCCGAAGCTGTGGTAGCAGAGACGGCAACAATCGGCGAAGTTGGCAAGGCTGTCAATGGGGCGATAAAGGTATCAGAAGATGCGGAATATGTCTCGGCTGTGGTCGGCAGACTTGTAAAACAAGCGGGGCAAGATACCACAGTACAGAACGCTTTAAGGGATGGCGCACAGTTTGCTTGGATTCCCGCCGGAAAGACTTGTGCTTATTGCTTAACCCTTGCATCAAGAGGGTGGCAGAACGCATCGAGACAAGCTGTTAAGAATGGTCATGCGGAACACATTCACGCTAATTGTGATTGTGCCTATATGATACGTTTTAACGAAAATACAGAGGTCGAGGGGTATAACCCCGATGAGTATTTATCAATGTACCAACACGCAGACGGAAGTACCCCAAGGGATAAGATAAATTCGATGCGTAGAATGGCTTACGCAGAGGATAAGGAAACCGAGGGAACGGATAATTCCGAACTGATAGAAGTAAATTAGCATCCGAAAGGGTGCTTTTTTAATGGGAACTCGTCCCTTAAACGAGGATTTTACTCATAGAGAGGAGATTTAATCAATGAGCGAAGTAAACGCTACTGTACCCACTCAGGGAAGTCCTGACGATCAGGCACCACGCACATTTACCCAGGATGAAGTCAATGCCATTGTTGGCAAGAGACTTGCAGAAGAAAAGGGCAAATATGCGGACTACGAAACGCTGAAAGCCAAGGCTACAAAGTACGATGAAGCCGAAGAAGCAAGCAAGAGCGAACTTCAGAAAGCAACGGAAAGAGCCAATGCGCTTGAAGCAGAACTTGGGGAAATGAAGAAAGCCGAGTCGGTAAGGCAGATTCGTGAGAAAGTATCGCAAGAGACGGGAGTGCCTATAGGACTTCTGTCCTGTGACACCGAAGAAGCTTGCACCGAACAGGCTAAATCAATCCTCGCATTTGCACAGCCTAACTCCTATCCCAAAGTAAAGGATGGGGGCGAAGCAAAACAGACAAGTGACGGTAAAACAAGAGATCAGTTCGCAGATTGGTTTGCCGCCGCCGTAAATCATTAAGGAGAAAAATAATATGGCAGACATCAACAGAACTACTAACTCAATGGCACTTCCCTCTGACATCAGCGAAGAGATCATTCAGAAAGTTCAGGAAGAGTCCGCAGTAATGAGACTCGCAAGAAAAATTCCTCTCCCTGGCAGAGGAGTAACCATCCCCGTAATCACCGGCGATCCTACCGCAGAGTGGGTAGCAGAAACCGCAAATAAGCCCGTATCAAACGGCACTCCCGCAACCAAACTGATGAGTGCTTACAAGATCGCTGTTATCGAGACTTTCTCAAAAGAGTTCACCCGTGATGCAAGAACCCTTTACGATGCACTCGTTCAGAGACTTCCCCGTGTACTCGGTGGAGTATTCGATGCAACCGTAATCGGTGCTGTTTCAGCACCTGGCGCAAACTTCGATGATTTCAGCAACTGTACTGTTGTTTCCATCGAGAACGCAAACAACGGAACTTATCTCGGACTCGTTGCCGCTGATGCAAACATCGCTTCACAGGGTGGTGTTATGAACGGTGTTGCTCTTGGCGCACAGGGCAGAGGACTTCTTCTTTCTGCTGTCGATAGCACCGGCAGACCCATCTTTACTCCCTCTGCAAACGATGGCATCGTAGGCAAGGTTATCGGAGTAGATGCTTACTTCAACAAGAATCTGTATGTTGCCGGAACTTCACCCAACCCCAACATCGTAGGTATTGCCGGAGACTGGACACAGGCTGTTTATGGCACCGTTTCAGGTGTTGATATCGAAGTATCTGACACCGCTACTCTTGACCTTGGAGAGGGCAATATTATCAACCTGTGGCAGAAGAACATGGTCGCTGTCAAGGCAGAGATCGAAGTCGGTTTCCGTGCTGACACCGCTTGTTTCAATCTTCTTGCAGATGACTAATAAGGTTCAGATAATCCACAAGACCCTTGGAGTCGGAATGTGGGTCACGGAATCAGAAGTAGACAAATTCTTGGCGGCGGGTCACAAACTCGCCGCTACTTCTGTAAAGCCCGCCGAAGAGGAAAAGGAGAAAGTGGAAGTAGCAAAGAAACCCACCAAGAAGAGGAAATAACATGGCTTACGCAACCTATCAAGATGTAGAAGCGGGATTCAGAACCTTAACAAGTGACGAGATTTCGGTGTGCAATGCGTTACTTGACGAAGCCGCAATCATCATAGATGCGTACAACGTGAACGCAAGTGCTGATGCCAAAAAGGTAGTCTCATGCCACATGGTAAGACGAGTTATTGGCACAGGAGCCGATACCGCACCTATGGGAGCGACACAAGGCTCAATGTCAGCACTTGGTTATTCCCAAAGTTGGACCTTGAGTTCGGGAAGTACGGGAGAACTTTACATCTCGAAAGTAGATAAGAAGTTACTCGGAGTAAGTAACTATATCGGCTCATATAGTCCAATAGAGGAACTTGTACCCCATGATTAAGGGAACATCGGTAATCTTGCACACCACTACGCAGACAGGCACGGATCCATTTAACGCACCGATTTACTCATCAGCAGATGTGAAAATCGACAATGTGATAGTTGGAAATGTGTCCGTAACGGAACAACTTGAAAACCTCGACCTTTATGGAAAAAAGGTGGTGTACGAACTCGGAATCCCTAACGGAGATACGCACGATTGGCTTGATAAAGAAGTAACCTTTTTCGGGAGAACCTTTAAGACATTCAGCCAATACAAAGAGTGCATTGTCGAGAATATGCCGCCTGTGTTCAGAGGTCGAAAGAACATTTATGTGATGGCGATAGATGAGCAGATTTAGGTTTGAACTCAACAGCAAAGGTGTAAATGAGTTGTTGCATTCTTCTGAAATGGTCGATGTGTTGCAGAGTTATGCAAGCGACATCCAGAGCAGAGTGAACGGAACGTATCAGACCGACACAAAGCAGATGGGAACAAGAGCGGTTGCATCTGTATTCACAGAAGACCCGAAAGAGATAGCCGACAACTTTGATAACAACACCTTATGGAGAGCGGTAAGATGATAGATAGTAAGATTATAAAAGACCTGGGAAAGATATTAAGTGTTCCTGTATATGGTGAAAAGCCCGCAACAGCAAGTGATAAGTATGTTGTTGTAGAGTTCAACAAAGGAATACTGAACAAAGCCCTTGGCAATATGTCGATTATCTGTGATTCTTACGCAGATTCTCTTTATGATGCCGCAAGCCTTAATCGTGAAGTTGAGAACGCATTAAACTCACTCATCGAGAAAGACTACATCAGCGACATTTCCCGAAACTCATCCTATCCCGCAAATGTAACCTCGCAAAAACAGTATCGCTACAAATGCAACTTCGATTGCAACTACTATGAGGAGATTTAATTATGCCTAATTCAAACTATGTAACAGCGGGCAAGCCGAATCCCGCCGGAGCGGTCTTTTCCGCACCTATCGGCACTTCTCTTCCTACCGATGCCACATCCGCACTTAATGCGGCTTTCAATGACCTTGGCTATGTATCAGAGGATGGTGTAACCAACTCTATCAGCCTTGAATCAGAAGCTGTCAGAGAGTGGGGCGGTCAGAAAGTCCTTGTCATTCAGACCTCAAAAGACGATCAGTACAAGATTAAGCTGATTGAAGCTACTAACATCTATGCGATGAAAGAAGTATTCGGTCAGACGAACGTTTCCAAGGCTAATGGCATGATTACCGTCAATAAGAACGCAAAGGAACTTGAAGCACGTTCTTATGTAATCGACATGGCACTTTCAAACGGTGGAATCAAGAGAATCGTTCTTCCCTCTGCAAAGGTATCTGAAATCGGTGATATCACTTATGCCGGATCCGATGCTGTCGGATATGAACTCACCTACGATACCGCTCCCGATGCTTCAGGCAACACAAGTTACGAATATGTCCTTGCAGACATCGTAACGGATGAGTTCGAGGGTGACGGAGCAACCGATTCATTCACTCTTTCCGAGACGGTCGGAACTGTTGTATCTGTATATGTCAACGGAGTTGTCCAGACTTCGGGCTTCACAGCAACAGGAACATCGCTTACCTTTACTTCCGCTCCCGCTGATGGCGATGCGATTGTAATCAAGTATGCGATCTAAATAATAATCTCTCGGGGGGCTACGGCTCCCCGAAATTAGTAAAGGGGAAAATATATGGTAAACGGCAAGACATCGAACGGCTTTAAGTTCTCGATAGATGAGAACAGGCTCCAGGATATCAGAGTTGTGGATGCTATCGCAACACTTGATACCACGGACGATGAGATAAAGAGAATCTCATCACTTACCACTTTAAGAAAAGTAATGCTCGGCAAAGACAGCGACAGATTGCTTGATTATATCCATGACAAGCACGGAGATGAAGACCTCATCCCCACCAAGGAAGTCATGGACACCTTAACCGAGATAATCAAGATCGTTGGCGAAAAGAGCAAAGAAATAAAAAACTCTTAATCCTCGTTGTAATGGTCAAGACAGACGAAGATGCCTTTATCTGTGATATGGCTGAAACCTACCACATATATGATTGGCGGTCGTTGCCGATTAAGTTGGTAGCGACTCTTGCAACGGGGCTATCCCAAGAATCACGAATAAATAAGATAAGGGCAAATGCCAAGATAGACTTACAGACCGCTTTGTTAGCAAAGTTGGTGGATGATGTGGCATGGCTCAAATGGGCACAGACAGAGGATGGGCAGAAGAACCGAAACCACCCGAAATCTGTATTGCAAACTCTCATTGAAGAGAAGAAGCCCGAAGAAAGTTACAAAACATTCTCGTCTACGGAAGAATTTGACGAGTGGCGCAGAGGTTGGATAAATGGCTAAAACAGAACTCGGAAAAGCGTATGTTCAGATAGTACCATCCGCAGAGGGAATCAGTGGTTCCATCACCAATGTATTGAGTGGTGAAGCGGGCATAGCGGGTGAAAATGCGGGCGGTATGTTCTCTGCCGGAATGGGCAGAGCGTTAAGAGCGGGTGGTACAATAGCCGCCGCCGGAACCGCCGCACTTGCCGCCGCAACGGTAAAGATAGGTAAAGATGCGGTAGTTGCTTACGGAGAGTATGAACAGTTGGCGGGCGGTGTTGAGGTACTATTCAAAGATGCCGCAGATACCGTAATGCAGAACGCAAGCAATGCTTTCGCAACGGCGGGATTGTCAGCTAATGACTATATGCAGACAGTTACCTCATTCTCTGCATCACTCATACAATCAACAGCGGGAGATACACAGTTAGCCGCCCAAGCCGCAGACCAAGCCTTGATTGACATGGCTGATAACGCTAACAGAATGGGATCGTCAATGGATTCCATAATGAATGCGTACCAGGGTTTTGCAAAGCAGAACTATACCATGCTTGATAACCTTAAGCTTGGTTACGGTGGTACGAAAACCGAGATGGAAAGGCTGTTAGCCGATGCACAAGCCATCACGGGAGTCGAATATAACATAGACAACCTTTCGGATGTTTACGAAGCAATCCACGTTATTCAGGGCGAATTAGGAATCACAGGAGCAACCGCAGAAGAAGCGGCATCCACCTTGCAAGGTTCAGCCGCAATGGTAAAGGCGGCATGGCAGAACTTCGTTGTAGGTCTTGCAGACCCCTCACAGGATTTAGGGGCATTGGTTGATAACCTTGTCAACTCATTCATGGCGGCGGCTAATAATTTAGTACCCCGAATCGTTCAGATGATTCCCGTACTGATAAATGGACTCACACAGTTGTTGACACAGCTTGCTCCGATGATACCGCCACTTCTTGAACAGTTAATTCCGGCATTGTTAGAGGGATTAGTCGGACTTGTGACAGCGATCATTGAGAATCTTCCGTCCCTTATAGTTGCAATCGTTCAGACATTGATAAATCTTGCACCTGTGCTTATAGATTCAATCTTGCAGATACTTGCAACCATCGGCTCAACTCTTTTGAGTTTTGGTGGTCAGCTTTTATCAAGTGCGGGAGAGGTTCTTTCGAATCTGTTCTCCACGGTTGTCACATGGCTCGGACAGTTACCCGAAAGATTCGCTTATTTTATCGGTCAGGCAATAGGCAACTTCCTAAACCTCTTAATCACGTTGCCCATGAAAGCAACAGAGGTATTTATAAATGTTGTTTCAGCGGTAGTACAGTTCGGAACAAGCCTTTGGGAGAAGGCAAAAGAGATTGCCAAAGACTTCGTAGACTTCCTTGTAAACGGAGTCATAGAACTTCCGCAGAGATTCCTTGAAATCGGTACGAACATCGTCAATGGAATCAAAGACGGTATATCAAACGGA